TTTTCGTTAGTTTCCATATTTAGATACATTCAGGGTTATTGTAAGCCCACTCTTCTACAAGTTGGGTTGTCTCTTCTAGCTCTCTGCTAGTCAAGGGTGTGAAGATGATGTAATTTTTACCTCTTTGGTAACTGTCTACTAGCAGTGCCTCATAGACACCCTCCTCAACGAAATAGCATCTAAACTCAGCAGTATAAATAATACCTCCATCTTCAGAGTCCCACCATACATTGATGTAGCCTTTCTTTAAGTAGTCTATCTCGTAGCTCATAGTGCACAGGATAAATACATTCCTACTAAAAAAAGTGTTAAGGCTGCTAAGCCCTGGATAAAATCAATAATTTTCATCTAGTCCTAGTTTTTCGATTAATACTAAAAGTGTTGCATACTTGGTTTGTAGTCTCTGAGCTGCAGGATCTGTATGTCCGAATGCTCCGACCATCTCATTGTACTCATCTCTCAACTCTATTGAATAGAGGAGGATAGTGGCTGTCATTTGTTCTTTGTCCATTGGTTAGTTTTAATTGGTTTAGACAAATATACGTACTTACAATGAATTGTATACAACTTTGCGTTATCAATAATCATTCTAAATAAGGAATGTAAAGGAATAGCCTGAAATTATACATGAGAACTAAGGTAATAACCTTAAATATACTTGACAAAAAGTGGGTAATATGTTAGCTATATCTTACATTATGCCACCATTACAGCTATTATGTTGGCTATAACCATCAGATAAACGGAAGTAATCCGATTATAATAGAAAATTTTGTCTTGTTTTTTAAGCAGTTTACTTGACATTCCTGTCACAAATTTTGGCAAAAAAATAGCCCCCCTGCCAAACTAACCAAAGATACAGAGGGGCCTGGTCTCTAATACGAAACCTGATGCAAACTTACAAATTAAATTTGTGACTATCAATATATTTTGTTACTAATCTTTCACCTGTAGTACCCCTCACTAATTTTATAGTAAGTATCCTACCACCAAGTGGCTTAATGGGAGCTCCTCTCTCTACGTGCCACCCTTGGGAACCATCTCCGTACTCTTCCTTATAGGTACCTGTTAGCATTAGGTGTAACTGCTTTTGCTTAAGTACATATCCTCCTACACTATGGTGATCTATAGTATCCCTCACATCATTTCTGCAGCTGTTCTCATGTATGTGGCCCATTGTGAACACATCAAAGTTCTCATAAGTCTCTAAAGCCCTGGTTAAATTGATAGCACCCTTAGTTACGATACCACCACCACCTGAACCATGGAAGTACTTTACCTTAGTAGAGTATTTAGATCCCCATCCTGAAGCTTGCTTAATAACTAACCATCCACCATAGCCACCTGTCTGTATATTAGATCCTGCTTTATAGTTTAGAAGGTCCACAAATCTCTGCAGTATGTCAGTCTCTTGGAACTTTATTATACTTGTCTCATGGTTACCATATCCTATCAGCTTAATAATGTGAGCATAGGGCAAAAACCAATCTACAGCTGTCTCAACTATACTATCTAAGTACTTAGCATTGTTATGTTCAGGTCTTATGTCTGATTTATTACGTCTGTTATCTCCCCTTCCTTGCATAAGACAAAACATATCACCGTTAATCATTACAGGTATATCTTCCTCTAAGCAATAGTCTAGGTGTCTCTTCAGCATATCTCTATCACAGTGTGGATTATCCCAATGCAAATCTGAGAGCATAGCAATTTGAGCATAAAGATTATCAATGATAAGCTCATGCACATTCTTAGAATGTTTGATCATAAATAAAGTTTTAGTAATAATCTAGTAACGAATGACAGGAGTACTCCTATTATGAAGCCCCATAGTAAGAGCATCCAATTAGTTTTTGCTTTTTGCTTTTTTTCAGTTTTGTAGATATACTTATACTTAAGCACATCCTGCTTTAATATCTGAGTTTTGTACCTATATTCAATCTTAGTTTGCCACCTGGTCTTAGGCACATATACATTCTTAAAATTGATAATAGTATCTTTTGTAGTTATTATCTTTTCGTATCTAATCGTATCATTACGGATCACTGCAAAGCTATCTACTGAGATAATTCTAATGGTGTCACTATCCTCCACTAACTCTAGACCATACTTAAGTGCTTTCTTATAGTGGTATTGTGCCTTCTTAGCGTCTGAACAGCTAAATAGTAGGGATAGTATCAGAATGGGTAGTAAGTGTCTCATAAGTTCTCTAACATTGTTATCATTCTAGGGCAGGGATAGATATCACTCTTATCCTTTCTCACTGAATTGTGCGTAAATATACCACTTTCACCTTTTAAAGCTCTTTTGTCTATATCAAAGATGGTAGCAAAGTAAGTTCTAGGGATATTATACTGATCACAAAGGTAAACTAGCAGCTGTCTAGTAGACTCTATTTGAGCATCAGTGTATTTCTGCCAATAGATATAGCCTTTGTACTTTTTATCTAAAATAGTTACATCAGTATAGTCTACTTTACCCCCTACATAATTGTAGTAGTATCCATTCTTTTTAGTCAATGGGCCATAGTTGCATATCTCTATCCCTACCGATATCTTATCTAAGCTCTTGTATGGTACTCCTGACTCTGTAAATACTTCCTGCTTTAAGCCCAGGTGATAAGCCCAATTTTTAGAGCTGAAGCATTGCACTATTGTACCTCTATTACCTATAATAAAAGCAGTGGCTACCTTGCCTACCTTATTGTTAAAGTACTTAGCTACGGATACTGCATCAGGGCCACCTGCTGTATGGTGTAGGTATATCTGCTTTTTGTCAGTAAGCTCATCTACGTATTGATCCTTAGATAATCGGTGTTGTATTATCTTGGCTATGTCTAACTCCATCTATGTCTTTTTTAATTTCTTTAGATCTTTGTAGTAAATTTTTAAGTGCTGACCATATATCTATCCCCTTCACAGCCTTGTAATTTTCTGAGATTGAAATAGCTTCTATGCTTACTAGCACTAAAGATAGTATTTTAGTTAGCATTAATGGCACTGAGAAAAATTGCAGAATGATATCATTAAGAATATAGTAATCTATTAAGTAGGTAAGTATAACAGCCACTTCATATAAAAATAACTTAGATACTATAGCTGATAATCCTCTTGATGTAATTTTAATCTTAAGTTTTTTAGCCTTCCAAATACCTGTAATAGTATCCACTGCAATAGCAAAGCCAATTAAAAATAATATACCTGAGATAGGCAAAAAGAAAGCTGATACCACTGCTAAAAGTTGAATAATGTATTTTTGTATTGAGGATAAAAGAATGGCTAACTGTACTTTCATTAGAGTATAAGAATAGAGTTATTATATCCGTTCTCCCTAAAAGTGCCACAGGTGCCTAGGCAGGTTGTTTGCCATTGAGTGATGCAGCTGCAGTTGTTAAACATAGGCCTAAGATCAGTATCTTGATTAGTGGTAGAGATAAACTGAGGGAATAGGTTTCTATTAACTAACAACCATCTAATAAGTCTTTGCTCAAAAAAGCTAGCTTTCTGTGCATAGTGCTCCATACCAAAGGCTACTTCATTTCTAGACACACTAGCTGAGTAATCACCTGATTGTGTTTGTAAACCTTTATTTTTTAATTGGTAAGTCAAACCAAAGACAGCATCCTCTGCAGATCTCCAAGCTATCACTGGCTGAATGAACTCAACTAGATCTACCTCATCAGGGTTAAGTGTCTGAGCATTATACTGAGTAAGCATATAGTTATAGAAAGTAGTGCCTAAAATTGGCTGTACTCTTAGTGCTGCCTGAGTAGCTATGTATGGTGTTACATCAGTTACATCCACATTGGCCGTAATAGGTGTATTAACTTTTAGATAAGTTTCTGTTATGAAGTATAGCATTATACAGTAGGTGTTATAGGGGTTGCTACTACAGCAGCAGCTGCTGCAGATGTGATATCACCACCCTCAATAGGAGGAAGGGATGCTAAGGCTCTCACCTCATTAATTGTCATTGTCTCTAATACTTTGGTAGCTACCAATGGGCTAAG